CGCCCTTGCCCCCGGGAGGTTTGCCGCCCGAGTTGGGTCCGCCCCTCCCGCCCCGGTTCCGCCGCGAAGCCTACGGTCCGCCGCGCCTGGGTGAGTTCACGCCGTATGTGGCGCCGCCTGAACCCTATGGTCCTCCCCCTCCGCCAGCGCCGCCCGAGCCCCTGGAGATTATCGGCCAGATTGCGGACCTGATTGATGAACTGAACGACCTGGAACGTCTCAGCACCAAGGAAGTGGAGTCCCGGTCCCGGGAACTGGCGCAATTGCAGCAGCAAGCCGAGCAAATGGGCTTGCCCATTCCCGCCACGGACCTGGAATCGTTCATTGAACTGCGCGACCTGTTGCGTGCCGAACCCGAAGCCCCGCCCGAAGCGCCAGAACCTCCGCCGGCGCCAGAGCCCCCTCCCGAGCCCGTGGTAGAGGCACCGCCAGAGCCGGCACCTGCGCCAGAACCTCCGCCAGCACCCAAAGCACCGCTGGCGCCGGAAGTGCCAACTACTCCGGAACCAAGAAAGGGAGGGGCTAAGGGATCGTTTGATTTTGCGGGATTCTTTAGCAGCGGTCCGACCATGACGGAAAGTTATGGCAAGGACATGCTGGACCGCTTGCGGCAGGGAAAGAAACTGCTTTCCAAAGCGCCCCTGGAAGAAGCATTTCGGAAGGCATTTGAGCAGGGTCTTATCAATACGGTCAAGGAAGCAGCCGACTTCATTGATGAGTTTTATGGCAAGGTGACGGACCCTGCCAAACTCAAGCCCAAGATGCCGGCAGCGCCGACCCCGCCGGTACTTACTCCACCAAAAGCGCCGGCACCGACTCCGCCGCCCGAAGCACCGCCAGCGCCAGTACCGCCGGAAGAGTCTTTCGAGTTAGAAGTCCCTGAACTGAAAGACGAAATTGCTAAGTTTCGGGTCCCGGAGGGTCCGCCGACGCGGAGTCCGTTTGAGCTTGGCGTTTTTGATGAGATAGGAAGAGATATTGAGGCCATGTCATCGAAGTTCGGTGACATGGCCACGCGCCTGGAAGCCAAGCCCGAAGAACCTCCCAAAGCAACGAAGCTCGAATCCGCCAAGCCCCATGAATCCAGGTTCTTCGAGGACTTTGACGATTTCCTGGACCATATCGCCCGGGACGAAAGAGAGCGCGAAAGCCGGGCCGCTCCCGGCGGTGGTCCTCCCCGGCGTCCGCGTGGCGGGGGTCCGCCCACGGGTCCCGGTGGTCGGCCATGGTCTGAAATTCCCAAGACCGAGCCCTTAGAGCCGGAGATTCTTGGCGAAGGTCCCAGCGTGGGCGCAGCGCTTGGCGTTGCCGGCGGCGCCATTGCTGCCATCGGCGTCATTACCAAGGTGACGACCAACTGGGCGGTGGCCATGGAAGACGCCAGGATAGCGACCTACAAGTTCGCCCAAAATCTTATTTCGCCAGAGTCCAGTCTGTCGTCCTCTATTCGCAATGTTGCTGGCGCCGTGGAAGTTGCCGGCCAGCAAATGAAAGCGGCCTGGGGCTGGGTGCCGATTGTCGGCGGACTGATCGGCAAGTCGTATGAATGGGCTGGCGGCTTTATCAATGCCATTGCCGGGATTACCCAATCCCTGGACGGCATGGTCCAGCGTTATGCCGCTTTCTCCCCCGAGATTATGCAGGCGCTGGTTGAATCGGAGATTCGCCAGACTCTGGGAGATATTGAACGGGCGCAGCAAGTGGCGCCGGACCTGGTAAGGTATCTGGAACAGCGGACCGAAATTCAGCAGCAGTTTGAGAACCAGAAAATCCGTTTTCTTGGCGTGATTATGGAATACCTGCCGCGCTTCATCGACTATGTGGAGAAGTATCTGCCCTATCTAGAGAAGGTCCTGGAAAAGATGGCGGCGCAAGCGGAACTTATGAATGTCTGGGATCAGTGGGTAAATGGCTTCCGTGAGGATACCAAACGCATTGCCAAGAACACCGAGAAGGACCCCGACTACATGGAGATTCCAACGGACTTGATTATGAAAACAAGGATGCGAGAAGATCCTGACACCGGACGTATGATCGTTCCAACCCCCTTTGATTAACATGCCATCACCAGCCAACATCAACTCGGGAACAGGACAGGCGCCCTTGCCGGACGTGGGCACCCTGTCTTACAACGGCGTCCAGTTCTCCTGTCTTTACAAAAGCCATGTAGAAGGCAAGCAGATCCTGGACGAAGCCAACCGCACGGTCAAATGGATTGAGTACACGTTGACCGTGGACGGACTGGTGACCTTGCCGGCCGGCTGGGGTCCCTTGACGACAACCGATTCCGTTTGGCAACAGTTGCGCCTGCTCTTGCAGCAGCAAGCGCAACCCTTGGTTTACAAGGGCAATGGTTTCGGCGGCGTTCAGGTGAATGTGCCCGGGCAGCAACAGTTCGATGTGAACTGGGGACCGATTCCCAAGCTGCTCGGTTTTCAGCCGTTGGGTTCGGGTCGTGCTGCACAAATCCAGTGGCAGGCAACCTTCTGTCTGGCGGAAATTCCTTCGGCCAATACCATCGGTCCTCTGGCTCAACTCAATTACGAAGTGACGCTGACCTATGACGAACAGGGTTATGCCGGTCTGAACATTCATGGCACCTTGCAAATTGCCAGTAGCAGAAATCTGGGTATTGCCGGCCAACCGCTGCGGACTCTCTCCACCACGGTAGATGCTTACCGTCAGCAATTCCTGGACGTGAAGGTGGACCTGACCCATTACCGCATCACCCGCCGATCATTCCATTATTCGAGGGACAAGGCAACCTGTGAGTGGGAGTTTCAGGCCGAACAAATGGCGAAGATGGGCATGCCGGTCGGCATGATGGATGCACGCGGCAGCATGTCGGTTCGTCCCTACAAGATTGGCGGACAGGGCAGTGGCATTCTGGCGGGCATGTCCTGGCTGGTCAACCTGCGCGCCACCTACTGGGTTCGGGAGGACCAGGACCCGCTTCTGGCGGTGCAAGCGTTCTATGCTTTGCTCTGGTATCGCATGCAGTGCTCCCGGGAAGGGGTGTTTCCCGGCTTGCGCGCCAACGACAATGCCGAACAGCAATTCAATCCCATCACCATTACCTTGCAGATCGGCAAAACCATTGCGGGTTTGCTCCCCTCCAAACCCAAGGCCATGCTGACCCACTTTGGTTATGATGAGGGGCTGTATCTGGACTCCAAGCAGATTTCTTTTGAGGCAGCCTGGCTCTTGCTGGTAGATTTCCAGTCGATCATGAAGGCAACCGGGGTCTGGAACCGGGTGGTGGTGGGCGGCTTTATGGGAGTGCCGCAGGTGGGTGACCATTCCAGCGTGGCGGCAAACAACTGGTCAACGAGCGTGCAGAACGTCATGGGCTGGCGTTCATTCCTCCAGGCAGCACTTGATCCGACCATGGATGTGATTGTGGACTTCGGCACCACTACTCCAGGTGTTACTCCCTTTCAACCCGTGCAGGCATTCTAAACGATGGCGAAGATACCGAAGTTGCCACCGATTCCCAAGCTGGCGGCGGCGCCGGTCGGCGGACCTGGCGCTGCTGGTCAGCCGGTCAATCCGGCAGACGCGCAAATCCCATCGCCGGCCTGGGAAACCCAGGTCGATTTGCCCTGGAACGTGGACCCGGAGACAACCTGGATTGATTACCGCTGCGAGGTCGAAGTGCAAATGGACAGTGGCATGGCGCTTCACAAGATTTTACCGCTGCAAGCCTTCCCAGACGTGGACAGTTTGGGCGCCGTGGCCATTGATGATCCCACCATGGACCTGGAGGACACGGACGGCACAATCATTGAAGGCGAGTCGATGGGGACCGACATTATCCAGCGCATGGCCACGACCGAATATCGTTTCTTTCTCCGGGGTTATGGCATTCGGGCCGGCTTTCAAATCCCCATTCCCGATTTGATCCAGGTGGGCAATGCACAGGTGACCCCGGAACGGCAGCGCGCGGTCCAGGTCATTATTGGCCAGTTTGCCGGCATTCCCATGTGGTTCGCCCAATGGGAATCCAGTTATATTATCTCAGTGCCGCCGGGGGTGGGCACGGGGCAGCCGGTGCCGTTCAACCCGGCGCTGAAGATTCGACCGGATGCCCAATTGCCGGCGGCGGTGGTCTTGCCGTTGCCGCCCGATCAGATCCCCGAAGGCGGCGGCGCGGGACAGGGACAGGGGCCTTGATATGCCAGCGGTTACCCAAAGCAATGGTCAGACGGTCAGCCGGCAGACGGTGGAAGAGCGTCTGACAGGCGAGCCCTTGACGCAAGGCTACCGTCCGACGCTTCCAGTATGGGCGCTCTGGACCAGCGATACCGTTCCCCAGTTGTATTTGCTCCGCGACGTGGAATTGATGATGATTCATCCCGTCGTCCTGAACGTGCTGAACTATTTCAAGGCAGGACTTTATGGCGCCGAGTTCGATATTGTGTGCGGTGACCCTACTGTCTCCGAGTTCTTGCACGATCAATGCCGCCGTTTCTGGGATATTGGAGTTCCGCTTTTGCAAGGCGGGTACGAATACGGCTGGATCGGTACGGAACTTATGTACGGTTATGAAGGAAATTATCTGGCCTGGAAGGGAATGTTTCAGTTCAGTCCCCGGGACGTGTACATCTTGACCCAGGACCACAAGCCGATTGGCATTCGCATCAAGCATGTTATCCCCTCCACGGATGAGAAGAAGCGCCGCCGCGATACCCAGGACCTGTGGCTTAGTACCCCGGACATTCCGGCCAAGGGTCTCTGGTATGCCCACACGCCACGGTATTCCGAGTATTACGGCGTCAGTCAATTGCTGGGCGCCTGGAGACCTTGGCGGAGACTGGCCTGGCGCGATGCCGCCGAAACGGTGATTGACGGCGGCGTTTACCGTTTCGCCTACGCCGGGCCAGTCATCCGTTACCCCGAAGAGGATTACGCTTCCCAGCTTGGCACGCCCGGGACGACGCTGGATTCTCAGGGACGACCGCGCAAGTATGCCCGGGACATTGCCCGGCAGATTTCGGAGTGGTACAAGACCGGGGCTGGCGTGGGTTTGCCGTCGTCCAAATACCCGGACGGCGCCGACAAGTGGGAGTTCACCATTCCCGAATCCACCTTGAACGTGGACGGGCTCATTCACTATGTCGAGTACCTGTGCAAACAGATCAGCTATGGGATTGGCGTGCCGCCCGAACTGATTGAAGCGGCCGAATCCGGCAGTGGTTATTCGGGCCGGGCCATCCCCATGGAGGGGTTCATGATGGCGCAGCAGAGACTGGCGAATAACATGCTCAACCTGTTTCTTACTCAGGTCCTCCAGCCGCTGGTCAAGTGGAACTGGGGGGATGTAAAGTGGACGGCGAAGGTCAAGAACCTTCTGGAAACCAAGCGCCGGTTGCAATTGGGGGATGAGGCGCAAGGACACAAGCCGCAAATCCAATTGCCCTCCCCGGGCACGAATACCACGGGAGTCCCGGGACAAAGGCGGGACGGGACGGTGCCTCCCGTACCGCAAATGCCGCAGGCGCCCATGTCGCTAGCGAACAATGACGACCGGATTCGGGAGATTGCCAGAAAGATTCTCCAGGTGGCCGCATGACCGAAGTGGGCAAGGCGAAATGGTATCACACCCTTTTAGGGCGAGCCCTGAACCTCACTTCCGATGTGTCAGAAGCGGTTCAGGCAGCGGACCTGGCGTTTGCTCATGAACCCATTCCGCCGGCGCCCATGGCGTTCGCGTTTGACATATTTAACCGGACGGCGCAGGGGATTTTGAACCGTGCGGTTCTGGCCAGCGAGAAGTTGACGGCGGCGGCACGGCGGCAATTGGAGATTGCCCTGGCGATTGACGACCCGGCCGAGCAGGGACGCAAGATCGTGGACTTCATTGCCGATTACCGTATGCAGTTAGCTAATCTCCTTTCTGCCACGCAATTGGCGGCACTCTTGGAAGGGGCGCGGGAGGTAGCCGGTCAGGTTCCTACCCCTACCCCGGCGGCTGGGTTCGTACCGCTGCCTCCCCCCCTTCCAGTAGCGCCGCCGCCCGAAGCGCCCGAACGTCTACAATTCCCCATTATTGAGGAAGCCGCCCGCCAGCTATCGGAGAAACGTCTGGTCAGCCGGGACCTGTTTGACCAACTGGACGCTGCCACCCGGGCCAAAGCGTTTAGCGTGACTGGCGTGGATGCACAGGAAACCTTGGGGAAGATTCGGGACGCATTGGTGGAGAACATTGAAGAGGGGGTTGATTTCCAGACCTACAAGAAGAAGGTCCTGGAGAGCGTGGATGAGGGGACGTTTCTGTCCGATGCACATAACGAAGTGGTGTTTCGGACCAACATTCAAGCCGCATTCTCGGATGGTCAGCTTGGGGTTCTGAAACATCCGGTGATTCGCGGCGGGTTCCCCTATGCCATGGTGGATGCCATTCATGACGACCGGGTTCGTCATGAGCACCTGGAGGTTGAACGGCATGGTATTCAGGGGACGAATATCTACCGGGTGGATGATCCGGTCTTTCGCATGTTTCGGGCGCCCTGGGATTATAATTGCTTTGTTCCGGATACCGAAGTTCAAGGGTCTTTCATTCTTGGATTAAAGTCATGGTATTCGGGGAAAGTCATCGAAATAACCACTCGGAGCGGGAAGAGACTCACCGTCACCACTAATCACCCCATACTGACCAGCCAAGGGTTCGTTCCTGCCAAGTCGATTTATCAGGGTCAAGATGTGCTCTGTTACACAGGAAGGTTGAAAGACAGGGTTGCTCCGGGGTTTTCTCCAAATAAAGACAAAGAGGACACACCAGCCGCTATCGAGAAGGTGTTTTGTTCGCTTTCTGACTTTCTCACGGACGCGCGGGTGCCAATTGGACCCCACAATCTCCACGGCGATGCGGCATGTGGGAATGGCTACGTCGATGTTGTAGGACCCTTCTGGAAATTGTTGCTCAACCGATATGCCGATTTGTCGCAAGCTGCTGGTAAGCTCGGTCTCTCCCCGATGAACATGGCGAAGGCGGAGCCAGCGAGTCTTAGCGCCGCGCATGAGAAAGTCAGCGGATTTTGGCCTTCCCCGGACTGCATCATGAGTGGGGGCCAGTCTTTTTCTTCTGGATTCAACATCGGGATACAAAGTGGACCACTTAGCGCGTTCAGCTTCGGTTCTGCCGCGAATTTGAACGCCAACAGATATAAAGTCGCTGACAAGTTTGTCTCTACTGACCATTGCTTCGCTGGCGAGCTTCTTGAGCGATTCTCCCGCTTTGTAACGAAGGACCAGGTTGTCCAGATTCGGTATCTCGAATTTTCCGGCCATGTTTACGACCTCCAAAGTTTAGGAGGTTGGATTGTAGCAAACGGCATCTTCTGTAGCAATTGCCGCTGTGGGTGGACTCCCATAACCATTCGGGACGCGGCGGAGGCGGGGATTGACGAGGCCAAGCAATGGCTGGATACGGGTCAGGAGCCGACCCCTCCGGCGTTCGTTCAGCCGCCACCGTTTCAACCGCCGCCAGGGTTTAGACGTGAAAGTCTGCCCACGTCCGTTCAGCTTTCCCTGGTTCCGTTCGAGGGGATTTGGGAGGAACCGCTACCGGTTCCAGCAGTTGCCAGCTTCAAGGTGAAGCAGCGGCGCAGGGGACCCCGGGGGGTTGCCCTGGCGAACTGGCAGCCGTTCCGGGGACAGACCGGCCGACCGGCCTGGAAGGACACGGACACGGGGGAGATCCGCTATCAGCAGAACAAGCCGGGCACGCGGGGGCAATTACAGAAGCAGCCTGGGGCGCCAGCAGGTGGAAGAAATGTTGATGAACTTGTTAGTCAAGAGTTCATGAGACTGCCGGAAGAACATCGGACCGCGATGAAGAAGGACCCGCGCAAGTTTGCTGCGTGGCGTCAGAAACTTGAGCAAAGTGGACTTCTGGATCAGCCGGCCGAACAACCGGCAGCGCCTTCACCGCAAGCGCCACGTCAAGAACCTGCCCAAGCTCCCAGGCCAGACCCCATGCAAGGTCACCCCTTGCAGGGGATGGACCGGGAACAGTCCTTGACGGCTCTGCAATCGGTTACTGGCAATCAGGGCAGGGAGAAGGCGGACCAGTGGCTGGAGCGGTTGAAACAGACAACGGTGCCCAATGAGAACGATTCGGCCGAAGTGATTCGTCAAACGGTGGACGGCTGGAACCGGGAACACCCCTACCAGGCCATGCCCATTTCCGAACTGGCGAAGATGTTGCCGCATTTGAACCCGATGCAGGTTCAGTCCATGGTCATGCGCATGTCCAGTCAGGGGATTGTGCGTCCGTTCGCCTGGACCAGCAGTCTGGCCCAGCTGCCGGACGAGGCATTGCCCTATCTGTATCCGGCCGGCGATGAATTGAAGTTCTATCTACATCCGGGACCCGACCCCAAGGCGCAGTACAAGGCGCAGAACCCGGCGCCGGCATCTCCCTTGCAACCGGCGCCGGTAAAGCAATCCAAAGAACAACTGGCAAAGCCAACAGGAAGTCACAAATTTTCGGATAAGTTGGAAAGCGAAATTGAATATCTCCTGGATCAGCAAGACCCGGATGAAGGGTTGACCCGTGAGGACATGATCCAGGACATGATGAAAAACATGGAAGACAAGGACCATTGGGCGAATGAGTTCAGGACTGAACTGGAAAACTACGGGATCAAGGTGGGCATCTACCGGGCCATTACTCCAGAGGAAATGGAGCGGACGACCACGACCAGCGGCAGGAAGTACGATTTCAAACGAGGGGGAACGGCATACGTTTTCAAAAGCTGGGCGCCGCTGGAGAAGAAGGGCGGGGCCGGCATGGCCATGGAAGCCTACGGCACCGAGCCGCCCGGCAAGGACTGGACTTTTGCCGGTGAGGGGAAATGGATGAAGAAGGAACCACCCAAACCGAAACCTCCTGCGGGGCCACGGATCGGCATTGTGGGCGGCGGACCCGGGGGGCTGTTCGCCGCCTACATTCTGTCCCAGCGTCTGCCCCAGGCCAGCGTCGTTGTCTTTGAAGCGTCCCCCCGTCTGGGCGGCAAGCTCATGACGGACGAGTTTTCCGATGGCACGCCGTTCGAGGCCGGCGTTGCCGAGCTATACGAATACCTGGGACCGGGCGGCAAGGACGCCATGCGCCGTCTGATTGAAGAAGACCTGTCCCTGCCCACCGTGGACATGAAGGGCGGGGCGGTGATCCTGCAAGACAAGCTGGTCCGGGACCTGGACGAAGTGGGGGAGGTTTTCGGCTATGAAACCATGAAGCGTATCCAGCGCTTCCACAACCGCATGGTCGAACTGATGCCGCTGGAGGTTTACACTCATTCCTGGCAACCGGACAACAAACACCCATGGGCCGATTGCACGTTCCGGGAGTGCATCGACAAGGAGATTCCCGACGACCCGGTTGCTTGCGACTACGTTTGTACGGCGGTTCATTCGGACCTGGCAACCGAGCCCTGGACCTGCAATGGTCTGAACGGCATCAAGAACGTCCTCATGGACAATGACGAATACATGCGTCTTTACCATGTGGTGGGCGGACTGGAGAGGATTGCCGAAGGGTTGGTTGACGCTGCCGGGGCCGACTACCGCCTGGAGTCAAGGGCCACGGAGATTGGACGCAACGGTGAGCATTACCGGATTTACTTCCACGACGGCAAGGAAGATTATGAAGACTTTGACGCCATTATTCTGGCACTTCCCAACCATTGGCTCAGTCAACTGGATTGGTACTCCGACAAGTTACGATGCGCTATTGCAACTGTGCTTCGACACTACGATGCTCCCGCGCACTATTTTCGAGTCTCATTACTCTTCCGCCGCAACTGGTGGGAACAGTACAAGATCCCCGGCGATTTCTGGATGATGGATATGTGCAATGGTTGCTGTTGTTATAACGAAAGTTACCGCTGGCGGACGACCCGGGGCCATGTCCTTTCTTTCCTTCTGGGGGGTCAGGATGCCCTTCTCCAGTGTGCCGGCAACGAGAATGATGAACAGATTGTCTGCCGCTTGCTTGACTCCCTGCCGACCTGGATGCGCGACGACGCTAAGAGCGAACTTCTGGAAGCACAGGTGGACCGCTTTGCCGGGTCGCTCAATGCCCAGCCGGGCGGCTGGCCGGCGAAGGATTTGAAGGAAGAGCACGTCCCTGAACCCGAAGAATGCCCGGGCCTGTTCCTGATTGGGGATTTCCTCTTTGACTCCACGCTGAACGGCTGTTTGATTTCAGCGGGGACAACGTGCGATTTGTGCCTCAAGTACCTGGGAGCCCGGGCGAAGAAGGGCACGCCAGCGATCAGAGAATTGAAACCGGATGAGCGTTTGTAAAGGGAAGCAATGTGCCCAACATCATCGCTATCACCAGTCCCGGCGATCCCAACACGATTGAACAAGCCTTCCCCCTGATTGATCCCCTGCGCGTTCGTCTCAACCGCCAGCGCTTCCGCCGCAATGAAGTCCCTGAATTAGCTTTCGCCAATTCCTTCTATTCAATGGGCGGGCGCTGGCCAAGCAAAGGCTGGGTCCTGGTCCGCCGCGGCGATTACAACCAAATCCCTCCCTACGGCAGTGTCCTTCTAGAATTTGATGATGGTGTTACCACGGTTACCCTGCCCCAGCTTTACATTGTCCAGGCGCGCTGTGTGACCCGGGGTCTTGCTGCCGACCCGGAAGCGATTTACCTGGTGGAATTGACCGATGCGCAAGGGGTCCTTTATGCTCCCTGGTTTCAAATGCCCACCACGTCTCAGTACAACGTGGCAGCAGTGGCCTATCCCGGCAATTACTTTCAAAACAGCATGAATGCCGGCATTCCCTTTACCTGGGACGGCATGGTGAAGGACCTATGGAATCAAATGGCTCAATTCCTGGGACCCTATCCCGGTTTGCCCATGGTGCCGACCGGACCCCCGGAAAACTTTATCTTTCCTGGCGTCAGTGCCTGGGAAGCGCTCAATGAGATTCTGGACTTTCTCGGTCTGACCATCGGTCAGGACCTGCAAATGGTCAACGGCTACAGCATTGTTATCAGCGGCAACCTGGACCCGGCTTTCCAGGCGCTGCAAGCTGCCAACCAGAACCGTCTCCAGGATGACCGGGAATGGATTGATGCGGGCGCTGGCCGGCTGCCCGGACAGATCGTCTGTCTCTTTCACCGTCAGAATCTTTACTATGGCACCGAAGAAACGGTGCGTCAGGATTCCCTCCAGTGGTCCACGACTCCCTTTTACACGGTGACCATTCCGGCGCCGGCGGCGTTCTCGGCGGCACCGGGAACCGGGTATCTTTGGTGTGACTTCCAGGTCCGTTATGACGTGGACGGCAACCCTTTGGCGATTGACGTGGCAGCCGCCAACGCCATTGCCAACCAGAGGGCCACCCAGTTTTACAACACCATCCATCGGGGTACGCTCGGCTATATGTATCAGACCTATGCCGGGCTCATTCGCTTTGTCACCGGCTCCCAGGTCGATGGCGTGCGCTGGTATCACAATTATGAAACGGGGCGGTCCGGCTGGAAGACGGACATTGTGCGCGGCTATGCGTGGCCGGAGACAGAGTTTACCTTGAGTGCCCGGGGCATATTGGGGATCTAATGAAGGTAGACGCCACCAATTTGCAGGGTCCCTGGATGGGACCGGGCTTGCCCCTTTATCCTGAGATTGACGAAATCTGCCGGGTCTATGCCCCTGCCCTGTCGGGCACGAACGTCTATCCCGGCTGGCTCAATCAGTATGCCCCCAATCTGAAACTCCGCGACCGGGTGCAGGTCTACGTCTGGGAACCCAACAATTTTCCCCTGTCCCCGGGTTATTACAACTGCCGGCTGGTGGGCAACTATGCCGGCTTGCCGCTCTATGCCACGAACTGCTGTATCACGGCGCCCTTTTCGTCGTCATCGGCTTCTTCCCGGCCGTTCTTTGCTCAGGGTCAGGCATGCTGTCCCAATGGGGTCAATTCCACCATTCACATTACCTTTCACAACACGGTCAATTGCGGCTGTATCGAAGGGGCCACTGCGGCGCTGACCTACAATAGTAATCAAAATTTCCCGGGGGCCTGGTGGAACACGGTGACGCTCTGCCTCCAGTTTTACGACATTATTCTTTACTGCGACCTGGACGGCAGTTGGACCTTGAACATCAATAACGTGCTTTATAGCTGCCATCCGACCGGGACGTGCGTGCCGCTGAACTTGACCTGTGCCTTTTTGGACGTGGATAACCAAATTTGCGCCGGCGGCGCGGCGGCGGCGTTTTCGGCAACGATAACGAACTGATGCTTTCCCACGATAATCAACCTCCATTCCTGGGACCGCGCCTGCCGCGTTATCCGGATGTAACGCAATTCGTTCGGGTCACCGGTCCCTCCATCGGCAACAACGTCTATCCCTGCCGGGTCAGTCAGTGCTTGGGCAATCGGGATAAGTTCCGCGACCGGGAAACGGCTTATGTCTGGGAACCCAATGGCGTGCCGCTTTCGCCCATCTATTACAAGGCACGGCTGACCGGCAATTATGCGGACCAGCCGCTTTATACCACGGGTCAGCTTTGTTGCGTGGGTCCGCGTCCGTTTTCGTCGTCCGCCATTCCTGTCAGCGTGTCGTCCTTGTTGCCGGTTTCGTCATCCCTATCGGCGCTCAGTTCCAGCGTGTCGGTGTCGTCACCGTCCAAAGTTTCCTTGTTGTCTTCGGTATTTAGTTCTCCGTCACCATCCTCTTTGGTCAGTTCACCATCTTCCCTGGTCAGTTCTCCGTCTTCGCTGATTTCGCCGTCTTCTGTGTTTTCTTCGCCATCCGTGGTTTCGTCACCCTCTTCGGTGCCGGTTTCCTTGCTGTCGTCACCCTCTTCGGTGCCGGTTTCCTTGCTGTCGTCACCCTCTTCTGTTTCCTCACCCTCTGCGGTTCCATCGCCGTCCCCGGTGCCGTCGTCTTCGTCTCCCAGTTCGCTGCCGGGTTGCTGTCCGCAGCCCTGCTACCAGGTGACCATTCCTTCGAATAGCGGTCTCATGCTGCCGGCATTTGTCAGGACCTGGCAAATGACCCGAACGGCGGACAAAACCATTTGCCAGTGGTCGCAAACTCAGGGGGTCGGCAGTGGTCAGGCAACCGCTACACTGACCGATCTGGCGCCGGGAACGGGAACGGATTGGGTGTTGATCCTGTCCACGGGTTCCGGTCTGAACCAGATAACTATGGAGTTGGATCTGGTCGGGACGTTTGACTGCAATAACGGCGGCACCTTCGCACCCAATACCACCGAGTTTGGCACGTTCACGGTGAAGCTGACTCAGTGCCCTTCGAGCAGCAGTGCCAGTTCATCGGGACAGTGCTGCACAACTCCGTGCTTTGACGTGCAGGTTTTCAACGATTTGAAGGGACAGGCGCTAGGACTCCAGTTCGTTGGCGACTGGCAAATGCGTCCGGTGGGACCGTGCAAGTGGCAAGCCAGCAAAGTTTCGGCAACCAGCACGCTCACGGTTACCCTGAGCACGAACCTACCGAGCAGTCAATTCGGCTATACCTTGATCTTCAAGGATAGTTCCAATCCGTCAGCCGGCGGCACGTTTATCCAGGAACTGGATTACAGCGTCTTTCCGCCGCAGCAGTTACCGTTCAGTTGCACGACCGGCGGCTTGTTCAGAAACACTGACAACAACAATCCCTGGATGACGTTCCAGGTTAGTCCCTGTCCGAGTAGCAGCAGCGTCAGTGCGGTCAGTGCTACGTCTGCCGCCAGTCTTACGTCATCCCTGGCAGCATGTTGTCCCACCGATTGCTTTGCCTTTTTCTTTTATGACACTTACGTTTATCCGGTCAATCAGACCGGCAGCAGTTGCGGTTTCGACAATCCTCCAGATAGTGGTCTGTTTCCTCCGAATGTCCCCCATACCCAGGGCAGCAAAGGTCTCAACTGGTTTTTGCACCGGACCGGACCTTGCACCTGGAGTGCAACGTATCTAAACACAACAGCGACTTTACGCATCCTTAGCCCGTTTGGCCCTAGTTCTCCTTTCATCCTGGGTAGCTTACTGATCCGCAAGGGCGGTTATTGGTGGGCGGCGTCGTATGGCGGACCCCCGCCCTTCGGTAGCTTTAGCTGCAACGGCGGTGGTACAACAGGATTTCCAGCAAATAACTGCCCGGGCTTTCCCTTCAATTTCGTCAGTTTTATCGCTACCGGTATATTCCTCTGCCCGACTTCAAGTTCGGCGTCATCGTCCAGCAGCAGTGCCGCCGCCAGGGTGACCACACAATGCTGTCCGGGCGGCATTCCGTCCATTCTGCACGCAACCATCACCAACCAGGGCAACTGTGCCTGTTTGGACGGCAAAGTCGTTTTTATGCAGTACATTCCGGCTCTGGGACTGTGGCAGGGAGTGCTGGACAACATTTGCGTTGGCGGTACTCAGCAGTTTTTCCTGCAACTGGATTGCCCCACGCCTGCCAGTGCCTGCACGGGCTTCCGCTTGAAACCGACGTGTACTTGCGGTGGCGCAGCTTTCAGTCCCGGCCTGGTCAATTCCTGTTCATGCAGTCCCTTGAGTTTGACCTGGAACAATGTCAGCCTGATCGGCAATCCCTGCTGTTCGGGAATGATTAAAATTGTTATTACACCTTGATATGGATGTTACCACCTGCAACCATCCTGAACCGGACCTGTGCAAGAAGCTTGGCTTCCATGTTGTCGGCCGACTCCTGGATATTTGGCATAACCGGGCCGAAGGACTGACGGCGGCACAGTGCGAGGAATACCGCCAGCTATGGCTTAAAGAAGCCGGTCAAAAGTTGTTCGACCATCCCAAGACCATCAAATGCAACTATCTTTGGAAGCGGGTCCGCGAGGATGGCAAGGTCAAGAAGCGTCTGTGCAAGACCTGAAAGGGTGAGGAACAACTGGACGTGTTCCAGTGCCGCCACCCGGAAACGCCGATGGGACCCGAAGTTACCCTCCACGACTGCAACCAATGCCCCTGGATGAAAACGCTCATGGAAACTCCGCCACAAACCGTGCTCTTGAAATTCCCCCATGGCCTGGGAGATGCCGTATCCTTTCGCTCGGTCCTCCGTCATTTGCAAAAGCACCGTCCCCAGTGGACGATTGACGTGGCAGCGCATGCGTCCTTCGAGAAACTTTTCAGGGGACGAATCCGCCATTTCCAACCGATATTAACAGCGGACAATATCGAACACGACCGGACCCAGGACGTTCTTTGGAGAGAGGGGACCGGCAACCATACCAAGGCAGTGAAGTGTCTGCTGGAAGAGTTCAAGATTGAGCCGGAAGCCCAACTGCTGCGCTACACCTTCGAACCGTCCGACGAAGCCAAGGGAAAGGTCAGCGAATACCTGCAAACCCTCCCCCAGAAGAACGGCTTTGTGGCCATTCATTCGGCGGGCAAGCAATGTCCGCAAAAGAACCTGCCCATTGAAGCCGTGGCTAAGCTGTGCAAGCACTTCCTCCACATGGAGTATGTGCCGATTCTTCTGGACTGGTCGCCCGATGTGCCGCTGGCGGACGGTCAGCGGATTTTCTGTCCGGGCAAGGGACACATTCTTTGGGACGGTCAGGACCTGGCGGACCCGGACGTGTTGACGGCGCTGCTCGAACGGATGCACCTGAACGTTATGGTGGATTCGGGACCCCAGAAGCTGGCGCTACGACCGACCCGAGCGGCCTGTCTGTGCGTCTGGCCAACCTCCAACCCAATCCACTATGTCGATTCTCCCCATAATGAGATTCACCTGGTCCCCCAGGATTGGGCAGCATACCTGGAGAAGTCCAACGGCGTGGATCGTCAGTGCGACCGTCAAACCGCGATTGCTTTCTTCCGGGCCAACTTCCGCCACTACGAATATGCCAACCTGATTGACGGTTTGTGTTTCATGTCGGACTATCTGCTGGGGAAAGCCCTGAACGAAGTGGCGCCCATCGAACCGACCCACGAACCCATCCCGGAAACGTTCGTTGCTTCGGCCACTGTCCCGGTAGCGGCACCCAATGCCAGGAAACTTCTTTTGGTGACGCACATTTGCCCTGGGGACATTATGACCATGACGGCGGCGGTGGAGATGCTGCACCAGCAATATCCGGGTCAGTTCCTGACGGCGGTGGAAACCTCATGCATGGCCATCTGGGAGAACAATCCGCATATCACGGTGCCGGACAATTCATTTGAGCGCGTGGACATGCACTACCACATGGTCAATGAGTCGGGCAATCGCCCGGTCCATTTCATTCAGGGTTATACCGAGTTCCTGGGGGACAACCTGCGGATTCCTCTCAAGCTGACCATGAACCGTCCCCAGTTGTATCTATCGGATGAAGAGAAAGGTTGGATGAACCAGGTCTGGGAGATTACCGGGAGCAATGCCCCGTATTGGGTTATCAATGCCGGGATCAAGCATGACTATACTGCCAAGTTCTATGCTGGGTTCCAGGAAGTGGTGAACCTGTTGCGGTCCAGGGTTCGGTTCGTGCAGATTGGACGGTCCAGCGATATTCACCCACGGCTAAATGGGGTGATTGACCTGGTTGACAAGACCAGCGACCGGGCCTTGTTCCGTCTGATCTATCATGCACAGGGGGTTCTATCGGGGGTCAGCTTCCCCATGCACATTGCCGCCGCGTTCGAGAAACCGGCAGTGGTCGTGGCCGGTGGAAGGGAACCCCGTCTCTGGAACAGCTATCCCTATCAAACCCTTCTGTCCACAACCGGGTCCCTGGACTGCTGCAAGAATGGCGGTTGCTGGCGAAGCCGGGTGGTCAAATTGAACGATGGCAAGGACGGCAACGAACTTTGCGCCCGTCCCATGCCAACGGTCCCCTATGCGTCCGGCGAATGCATGACAAGAATTTCCCCGGAATTTGTGGCCGAAGCGGTGAAATCTTTTCTTTAGCTCTTGACTTCTTACTACAGACCACTTACCATGTCCTATCGTGCTGGTCCTCTTGCTGGCGAGCGGATTCGTAGGCTTTTGCCTGTCCCTGGGACTGGCGATATTTCTGGCGATACACGTCAGGTGAGTACATGGATGCCCTTGACGCGAACCAAAGCTGACAGCGGCGTCCCCCCGGCACTCGCCCTGCTGGGGGTTTTTACAAGGAGATGAAAGCGATGGCTGAGAAGATTGAAATCCACATGGCGCGTCTGATCCGTATGGAGGACCGCAAGCGGGTTTGGGTGGCGTTCACCCGGGACCGGCGGCTGTACGGCAACCAGCGCTATCCCTTGCATGACGGTCATGGCGGCGATATGGCGGAATGGCCGCTTGACTTGCGCGTCCGCGAGTGTCCCGAAACGTTCTTCCCTTGCCTGTGCAGGTGACCGAATGAAAATCCTCTTTCTCGCTGACAATTCCCGCGACATGAGTTCCGCTTACCTTTTCAGGGGTTTGCGTGAAGTTGTTGGGGACGACAACGTTGCGGACCCCGTAAATGCCTTCTCTCTCCAGGGACTGTCCTGGTGCAACACCCGGGACGCCGATCAGGAAAAGATGGTGGGTCCCTTGCCGGCAGCCGGTCACCGCATCATGCGCCATGACGAGGACGATTTTGACATGCTGGTCGCGGTGACGAGCATGTTGCGCACGACCGGCTGGGACGGCATGAAGTCCCTTTTCCCCCGCGTCAAGAAGGGCGGCAAGATCGTCTGGTTCGATACCCTGGATTCACCCCTGGAGTGCTTTCCCCCACCCTTCCAGGTCGATGCTGTATTCAAACGGGAGATTCAACCGAGCATTACGGACTATGCCAAGATTTACGGGTTCAAACCGCTGGCGTGCTTGTGTGCGGCGCCGGAAGTCTGGTTTGAGAACTTTTCGGACTTCAAGCCCCGGGACGTGTTTTGCGTGCAGAATGCAACTACCACGGGCAAGGCATGGCCAGCACGCTGGAATGCCTGCACCAAGGTTTTCCAGACCAATAAATGGCACGATAGCATGGCCTCCAGTCGAGGGTCCCTCTCCTTGGAAGACTACATGAAGCAAATGCCGCAGTACAAATTTTGTGTCTGCTGTCCTGGCGGTGGGGATTCGTCGGACAGTACGCGCATGTGGGAAGCGTTGGCCACGGGAAGCATTCCCATCATGGCGGGACACAATTGCCGGGTTAGACCCTATTGGTTTTCCGTGGGTCACCCCGACCATGAAGAAATCTTCGAATGCACGGTGGACGACCTGCCCAAGACAATTGACAGAGTTCTGGACCTGGATTTGAAACCGATCCGGGACCGGATGAAGGTGCATGCCCTGAAATATCACACGACCAAGGCGCGGGCCGAGCAGTTCATTCACCAGACCATGAACAATTGCTGGAAGGACCCGCCGATAGAGTTAGCGTGGTAAAAGCCCATAGTTTCCATATTCAGCAGAAAGGAAATGAACATGCGCGACATGGTGTATGAACAAGCCCTGAAAAACCAGGGTGCCACCTGGATCTTCGTGGAAAAGGTGAGGCTGGACGACATCGACATTGCCAAGAGCCTGCGCAACCAGGCCCGGCTCATTGTTGCTTTGGACCCGGAACTGGTCGAAGGCTATGCTTTGGCTGACAAGCGTGACGATCAGTTTCCGCCCCTGGTGCTGTGGCGACCCACGCCACGCTCCAAGTATATCCTGATTGACGGCAACCAGCGCTGCGGCGCTTACCTGCAAAACCGGCGCGAGCACGCCAACGCCTACCTTGTGCGAAGCGGAGATCCTCTCTTTATCAAACGCCTGACCTATCGCTTTAACAATCTGGTGAACGGCAGGCGTTTGAGCAAGGAAGAGACGATGGAGCACGCCATTGAATTTGTCCGTTCTGTTGGCTGGAATGTCAAGTATGCGGCCCAAGAGTTTGAGGTTTCGCAGGGCACATTGCAATCGCGCATCCGTGCTGCCGAAATCAAGGAAAAATTGGAAAAGGCAAACGTCAAGAACATCCAGCGCATCTCTGAAACCTCTTACCGTTACCTGGGAAGTTTTGAACAACTAGGGGATGATGTTCTGGTCAAGGCTGCCAAGGTGGTAATCGACAATGGCCTGGGCGAAAAGGAAATGACGCACATGGCCGGCAAGGTCAAGGAAGCCAACACGCATGAGAAGAAATTAAAAGCCATCGAAACCTATGCCGCCAGCCCCGAGGTCCGGGCCAGGCGCGAGCAGACCAAGGGCGGTCAGCGCCAGCCCGTTCGTCCTGATCCCCGCTCTCGCTTTGCCCGGGCCATGCTGGAACTTCAACATTTAATGGAAGATTACAAGGAAAAGAGCGTACTTTTGCCTGCCACGAAAGAAGGCGTCAAGGAGATGTGCGACGTGGCCATTGACATTGTGGAGGGATTGACCATTCGATTTGGCCTGGGCGCGCTGCCGCAGCGCAAGGAGGCATAACATGCCAACTAGCAACCTCAGCCAAGCGATAATTGCCTGGCTGCAAGAGCATGGCCCCTGCACCATGCGGCAAATTCTCGCTGGCGTTGGCAAGTATATCAGCGCCAATCGCGCCAGTAATGCTTGCCGGCGCCGAGACGCCTACGATGCCCGAAGGGGCCAACCCAGGCGCGAGAGAACCGTACAGCAAGCCATCGAGGCGGGGCGGCAGCAACTGCTTTGGGAATACAGCTACGAACTGCTGAGTAAGGGGCGGATCGCCAAGTTAAAGAAGGGTATTTATGGTCCCTTGCCGCCCAAGCTAAAAATCCATCGCCCGAAAACGGCATGAAAATCCTCTATCTCACTTCCCACGCGCCGGACCACATGGCCATGGTCCTCTGGGATGGTCTGCAAGAACTGATCGGGGAAGAGAATGTTGTGGACTGCAACAACGTCCCCTTCCTGCACAAGAGCATGGCCGCACAAACCCATCCCCGGACCGAGCACCTATCTGAACGCAATCTGGGATCAAATTGGATGGCCCATGATGTTTCGGGCACCCGTCAGGGCAGGCATTGGGACCCGGGGGAGAAGAGTTTTGACCTGATGGTGGTGAATGCGGCATTCATCATGGAGGAAGGTTGGGCTGCCGTTTTCTCCTGGCTCAACAATCTGAAACGCAATTGCCGTCATAAGGTTGCCTTTATCGAGGGGGAGGATTCAAGCCGTCATATTGTGCCGCCACAAGTTGCCTGTAAGGTCTTCCGCAAGGAAATTGATGGCGGACCCTATCCTTACTGTCCCATTCCGCTGACGTTTGCGGCACCTTCTCGTTGGCTGTGGGTCAAGGACACCGAAGAGCACCGCAATAATGACGTGTTCTTTGTCGGCAGTCCCCACGGCAACGGCACGGACCGCTGGCTTATGCTGCGCAACGTGTTCCAGACTTCGCGGAAGCACCGCTGCATTATGGCAACCCGGGGATTGGCGGCGGACGTGGACATTTACTTCTCGCTTCTCCAGCGGACGAAACTGGCACTCTGTCCGGCATCGGCAGACGGTGCCGATTCCTGGCGGACGTATGAAGCGGCTGCCATGGGGGCAATTCCCATCTTCCTGGATTATCCGCCGCGTGTACGTCAGCCGTGGTTTGACGGTTCCATGGCTTTTCATGGCTCTGTGGGTAACGTTCACGATATGATCGACTGGGCGCTGGCGGGGGACCTGGGGGAAATGCGGGCGCGCTTGCGTCAGCACGTCAAGCAGTTCCATACCACCCGCTACCGGGCACAGGTCCTCTTGCAGAAGATGGGCTTTCTACCGGAGTCAGAGCTTATGGCCGACTGTCAGGATATTTTGCCGTTCATCCAACCGGGCTGGGTTGGCGTGGAGATTGGCGTGGCCGAAGGGCATTCAG